TACACCAGAACAATTTTTTCGTAAAAAATATCCTAATACTGTTCCTGATGGTTTTGTCATGACTTTTCATTCATGGAACGAAATAACTTTTACTAATGGAAAAGAACAAGTTACCTTTAATTACATGACTGGTAAAAAGATTTGATTGTTGGATAGAAACAAATCAAGTACACTTCCATTATGGAAGCAATAAAACCATTAGATAAGCGAAAAATTAAACCTAAGTTTATTGGTTCAAAGAAAGAAAAGGCTAGAGGTCAAGGTCGAGTCGTGATGATTAACCTTACTGAGAGTTCTTTAGACACACTTAGAGCCAAAAAAGTATTAAATAATGTTCAATATTACACTGCTTTGAAATTTCGAAGATTATGGGAAAAGAGTCGAATAGGAAGTTATACATCAAATTTTCATAAGATTGGTGATGTTCATGGCTGGAATGATATAGCTGTTGATCGTGTTGAGGCTATATATAAATTATCTAGATCGCATACTTGGGTTGGTGATTTAGCTTTTGAAATACTTTATAAGATATGTGTTGAAGATTTTACTGTAAAAGAACTTGCCGCTAAATATCAAATGCACCGATCATATGCTGGAAAAAGACTCAGAGAAGCAATCGAAGAATTTAAAAAATTTTTAGATCAAACTTATTGACTTTGAAATCATAAAAGAGTACAAGTTGATATAATTACCATTCGTGTAATTGTACATCAAATTAATTATAATTTTTGGGAGTTTTATTATGCCTTATCATACAGGTCATGGCAAAAAGTCAAAGAAGAAAAAAAAGAAAAAGAATAAAAAGAGAATGTAATGGTTAAAGTTGCGTCTATCATCAATATTATAAAGGATCTCAAGCCGAGACAACAAAAGACAATGAGAAGTCATGCTAGACACCATAGCCTTAAACACATGAGAGCAATGGCAACGGATATGAAAAAAGGTCGTACATTTAGACAGGCTCACATATCTGCACAAAGAAAAGTAGGTAAATAATGGCTAAAAAACGAAGAAAAGTTGCCAAAGATAAAAAAAGTGGAGTACCTAAGAAATATTTATCAGGGTTAAAAGGCTCTAAAAGATCAAGGAGAGCCAGTTTAATTAAGCAAGTAGCAAGTTTATACAGATCAGGAAAAAGAATACCAAGAGCATTGTTAAGAGCAAGGACTAAAGCATAATGGCTGTAAAAAGAAAACCATTATCGGCATCAACTAAAGCTACATTGCAAAGAAAAGCCAAAGCATCTAAGAGATACACCTATGGAACACTTGCTAAAGTGTATCGCAGAGGACAGGGAGCTTTTTTAGGTGCTGGATCAAGAAGAGTGCCGATGGCGGCATGGGCTATGGGTAGAGTAAACAGTTTTTTAAGAGGTAGTAGGAAACACGACTTAGATTTGCGTAAAAAGAAACGCAAATGATTTGGATTATAACAGCTTCTATGTTGTATTTTAACACACCAGAGTTCATACATACAGACTATGTTAAAACCAAATTTGATAGTGTAGAGAAATGCCATGAGTATATATTTTATAATAAGGTAGAATTGGTTATGTCTTTGTTTGAAAAACATGGAACTTTAAATAACAAGTCTATGAAATCATTTGAGTTTTACTGTAAATCAATAGAACTTGACGAAGTATAAAAATGCCTAAAAATTCAACTAACAAGATTGAATTACCAGAGTTTATAAGATTATCGCACTACAGAATTAAACTAATAAAAATAAATAGTCACATTTGCTATGAGATTGGTGAGCAACAAGGCTCGTTTCATAGTAAACAAATGATTATATACTTAGACGAAGATATTATCGAAGAGGGGGGATCAATAGCAGTTGATCTTGTAAAACATGAATTGCTACACGCAATATATTATGTTAGACAATTAGAAGGTAAAAACGAAGAGGACACTGTGAATGGCATGGCTACTCACTACACCGAGATTGAAAAAAACAACCCTGATTATGTTAGATGGAAATTAAACAACTTGAATTAAAGGATCTCATTCCTTACGCAAATAACCCTCGTAAAAAACAAGCTATTGATAAGGTAGCTTCAAGTATTAAAGAATTTGGGTGGCAACAGCCAATAGTTGTTGATGAGTCAAATGTAATTATAGTTGGACACACTAGATATCAAGCGGCACAAAAGTTGGGGTTAGAGAAAGCACCAGTACAAGTTGCAAAAGGTTTAACGGATGCCCAAGTTAAGGCATATAGAATTTTAGATAATAGAGCTAATCAAGATGCCTTGTGGGATGATGAATTATTAAAGATTGAAGTCCAAGACCTAGATAAGATGGATATAGACCTAGCATTAACTGGGTTTGACGATAAAGAATTAGACAAGTTATTGTATGAGGAAAAAGAGGGACTTACTGATGAGGATGCTGTCCCAGAGGAAGTAGAGCCAAGAGTTAAACAAGGCGAGTTATGGCAGTTAGGTAATAACAGATTATTATGTGGAGACTCTACTAATGAAGCTGATGTTGCGAAACTTATGGATAATCAGTCAGCTGACTTAATATTTACCGACCCACCTTATGGTATGTCTTATGGTGGAGGTAGAGCCGCTGGATCATCTAAAAAGGGTGATAGAGTAAAAGCTCATGGGATGATTATAAACGATGATTTAAGAGGTGATGCTCTATTTAATTTAGTGAGTATAGCTTTAACTCTGTCTAAACAATATTCTAAAATAGGTAGCTCAAGTTATATTTGTTTTAATTATAAAAATTACGCAGTATTTGAAAAAGCGGTTACTCAGGCTGGATACGATGTTAGCAACTGCATAGTGTGGGATAAAAAATCTATTGGTTTAGGGATGGCTAATTATAGACCGCAACATGAATTTATATTTTATTGTAAAGGTGATCAGTGGTTAGGAAATAAATCTCAAAGTGATATATGGCAAATGTCTAGAGGTAATACTAGCAAATATAAACACCCTACTCAAAAGCCTGTAGAATTAATTGAAAAAGCTATTTTAAATAGCAGTAAGTCAGAAGATTTGGTATTAGATTTATTTGGAGGATCAGGCTCCACTTTACTAGCCTGTGAAAAAACTAAACGCAAAAGCAACCTTATGGATTTAGACCCTAAGTACTGCGATGTAATTATTAAACGCTGGGAGAACTATACTGGACAAACAGCACAACTACTCGAAAGAGGTACTGATACAAACAGTTTTAAAGAGGATGAACAATGGCAAGACCAAAAAAATATAAAATTAACGGAGAAGAAGTCACTAAATTAGCATCTCTGCACTGTACTAATATGGAGATAGCTGAGTTTTTTGGCTGTGATGAGAGCCTTATTAGAAAGAGTTATTCCGAATATCTGACAAAAGGGAGAGCTAAAGGAAAAATGAGACTGAGACAATTACAATGGCAAGCGGCTGAAAAAGGTAATACAAGTATGTTAATATTCTTAGGTAAACAAATGTTAGGACAAATGGATAACCCAGAGGCATCTGAAGCGAGTGAACCTTTACCGTTTATTGATTGATATGGCAGAGTATAGAGGAAGAAAAGTAACACTTAACAAACCATCAAGAGGTGATGTTAAGAAGTTTAAAGTTTTTGTAAAAGATAGAAAGACTGGCAATGTAAAGAAGGTAAACTTTGGCCAGAAGGGCATGAGTATTGGTAGAAACGACCCAGTGAGAAGAAGATCGTTTAATGCTAGGATGGGTGCTATACTTAAAGAAGTTAAGGGACAGAAAACACTATCACCAGCTTACTGGTCTTTACAGGCTTGGAAGAAAGGTTTTAAAATATGAATGACAGTTCAAAGATTATGCAATGGCTTAATCAAAGGGTGAACGAACTAAAACCTACAGAGAAAAAAGAATTTTATTTAAACAGTGAATATGCTGGTCGAAGAGTAACGATACAAGTAAAAATAGATGCCATTGACAATAGCACAGAAAAAGGTAGTTGAGGACAACTCAAGGTTCAAAGTTTTAATTACTGGGCGGAGGTTTGGTAAGACTCACCTCGCTATTAGACAGCTTATTAAATATGCTAGTCAACCAAACAAAAAGGTTTGGTTTGTGTGTCCTACATATAGACAAGCTAAACAAGTGTGCTGGGTTAGTTTGAAAGAACGACTGCAAGACTTGAATTGGATAAAAAAAACAAATGAGAGTGATCTATCTATAACCTTAATAAATAAATCTGTTATTGCTTTACGAGGGGCTGACCGATCTTATGATAACTTAAGAGGTGTTGGTTTGGATTATTTAGTGATGGATGAATTTGCTGACATACCTAGTGATGCTTGGTATAGTGTTCTGAGAGCAACATTGTCAGATCGTAAAGGTGCGGCTTTGTTTACTGGAACACCTAGAGGTTACGGAAACTGGGCATATGACTTATTTTGTAAAGGTAAAGAAGATCAAGACTGGTCAAGTTACCAATATACAACCTTAGATGGTGGGCAAGTAGATGATAACGAGGTAGAACAGGCGAAAGCTGATCTTGATGAACGGACATTCAGACAAGAGTATCTTGCAACATTTGAAACATATGCTGGTGCTATTTATTATAACTTTGATCGAGATGATAATGTACGAAGTTTAAAAGATAATAATACAACCTTACATATTGGTTGCGATTTTAATATAGATCCGATGTCTGCGGCTATATTTCAGTTACATAACAACACAATGAATTTTATTGATGAGATCGTAATATACTCATCAAACACAGACGAATTAGTTAAAGAAATAAAAACAAGATACCCTGACAGACCAATTATTGTTTACCCAGACCCAGCGAGTAGACAACGTAAGACTTCTGCTGGTGGAAGAACTGACTTAAATATATTACAAAATGCTGGATTTACAGTACGAGTTAAAAATGCTCACCCTCAGATAAGGGATAGGATAAATGCTGTAAACTCTAGACTAAAGAATACAAACGAGCAAAGAATGATGTTTATTGACCCCAAGTGTAAGAACATTATTAGAGGCTTGGAAAGACACCTTTACAAAGAGGGAACTACGCAACCTGATAAGGATAGCGGATTTGACCATATGAACGATGCGATTGGATATGCAGTAGATTATTTGTTCCCTATAAGAAAACAATACACAAAACAATTACCTCAGAGATGGAGCGTTAAATAATGTACTCAATAAGTGAAAACATGGAGTCCTTAATTCAAGATAAAGAATTTTTGGAAAATAAACACAGCAACTATGATCTAATGATTTCAAGATGGAATTTTTATTTAAGATCATACTTAGGCGGTGAAGAATATAGATCAGGCGGTTTCTTACACGAATACGCATTAGAATTAGATTTAGAATATCAAAACAGAGTTAATTACACACCGATAGACAATCATTGTAGAAACATCATAAGCATTTACTCTAGTTTTTTATTCAGAGTGCCACCAACTAGAGATTATGGAACATTGGAGAGTGATCCTAGTTTAGAATCATTCTTAACTGATACAGATTTAGACGGACAAAATTTCAATGCGTTTATGAAAAACGCACAGACTTATTCTAGTGTGTATGGCAATGTATGGATATTTGTAGACAAGCCTGAAAGTAACGCACAAACAAGAGCAGAAGAACTTAGTCAAGATATTAGACCTTATTTGACAATGATAACTCCAGACAATGTGATGGACTGGAACTATGTTAGAGCGGCTAGTGGTCGGTATGTATTAGATTACATTAAGGTAAGAGAAGAAGTTACATCTAGTGGATCGTATTACAGAATGTGGACACCAAATGAAATATCTTATGTGTTTGTTCCTAAGACTGGTAAATCAAAAGTAATTGAAAGAAAACCAAATCAAATTGGAACAATACCAGCTATCTGTTTGTATAACAAAAGATCACCGAGACAAGGTGTAGGTATTAGTGATTTAACAGATGTTGCATTATTGCAACAGTCTATTTACAACGAGTTATCTGAGATGGAACAGTTAATAAGATTATCTAATCACCCTAGCTTAGTTAAAACTCAAGGAGTTGAGGCGAGTGCTGGTGCTGGTGCGGTTATATCAATGCCAGATGACCTAGATAGCGGCTTAAAACCTTTTCTATTACAACCAAGTGGATCAAACCTAAGTGAGATTAGATCATCTATTGAACAGAAAATAGAGATGATAGACAGAGCAACTCATATGTCTGGTGTTAGACAGACTAAGACCCAAGTACAATCTGGGATTGCTTTACAGACAGAGTTTGAAAACCTTAACTCGGTATTGAGTGAGAAAGCTGATCTATTAGAAAACGCAGAGGAGCAGATTTGGAGTTTATGGGCAATGTGGCAAGGCAAAGCATTTGATGGTGAGATTGATTACCCAGATAGCTTTAATCTTAGAGATTATGCGTCTGATCTTGCATACTTACAACAAGCAAAAGCAAGTGGTGTTAGATCAAGCACATTCCAAAAAGAGATTGATAAACAGATTGTAGGTGCAGTGATTGACGATGATAAGGTTATCAGTACGATCAATGACGAGATCACAGCACAGTCAGAGGTAGGAGTATTTGAAACAGCACAAACAGAAGCAGAAGTAGCTGAAGAAGATGCCGAGTAAGATTGATGTATCAGAGGACAGTAAGGTAAGTTTACCAGCTAAGAATTTAATAAGCATTATTGGTGCAATTATGATTGGCTCTTGGTTTGCATTTGGTGTTATTGAAAGACTAAATGTTATTGAGACTGAGTTACAACTTATTTCAAAAGACTTAGAGGCGGCTAATGAGTTCATTGATGGTGTCCCTAAAGGCGATATGGTCAGTCCTCAGATACAAGAGTTGTTTATGTTGGTTGAGTTTATTTCTAAAAATCAAGATAAATTAAAAGAACAGATGGAACTTGAAATACCATTGATACAAAAGAACGACATGATAATTCAATTCCACGAAGAACGAATTATAGATTTAGAGGAAAAGAATGGGAGTCATTGAGTCAGTAATTATTTTAAGTTTGTATGTGTTTGATGGTGGTAACAAGACTATTGAAGGCTGGTATCATCAAGAAAATCTTGGTGCTTGTTTAGAAGGTAAAAGGATTGCTGAAAGAAATGCTGGTAACCAAGTTCAATACACTTGTACTCTAGAAGATTGCGAGATGTCTATTGATAAGACTGGTGTAAAACATTGTGAGAAGATTATTAAATGATGTGTAAACATTGTGAGCATTCATGCCATTGCAATCATAAGTGTACTGTTTGCGAGTGTTTGAATTGTGAACATAACGCATTAGATGATTTTTGGAAAAGATTAGATGAGAAAGAGCAAGACATATTCAGCCCATGTTGCTGTTCATAAGGGAACTTCTATTGGTCGTAATCCAATAACAAGTACAATGAACAAAAAGAAAAAGGCTAGTTTTAAAAAGTACAGAGGGCAAGGTAAAAGAAGATAATGGATAAGATTGAGAAACTAGCACAGTTGAGAGAAAACCTTGTTGATGATATTGAGTTGAGACATAACAACAGACTTAACATTGCATTAGAAAATTTAGAAAAAGATGTTGTAGATATTGCAAACGAACTACCAAAAAGACAAGGTAAATTATTTGAAGCTAGACTTGCAGTAGAGATCAGACCCAAACTTAAACAAGCCATAGATAAACACTATGTATTATGGGCTGATAATACTGTTAGAGAATACGACAAAGTTGCAAAGTTAGTCGTTGCGAACATGAAAGACTTACCGATCCCAGTGAAGTTTAAAACACTAACTGAGATTGATATTCAAACAATAACTAATCTTAAAAGATTAAAGTTCACTGGTTTCTTGGATATTGCAACTGAGACTACTAATGCACTTGCTGATAATGTTTACTCCTCGACAATCGCTGGCAAATCATTTAGTGATATGCAAAAGGAATTACAGCAAAGAATAAACGGAGTTTATATCAAAGCTGATGTAGATGAAATAGACGAGTTAGTGGAATTTGTAGCAACAACAACTGATGCAGTTGAAAGAAAAAAAGCAATAGATAGATTGCATACTTTTTATGGTGCTGATCGTACTGGTGAGAATATGAGGAAATATTCTAAACAATTAGCACACGATAGTTTAATGGAGTTTGACGGACAGTTTACAAAAGCGAAAGCGGCTGAAGCTGGTCTAACAAATTTCCTCTATTATGGAGATATAATTGGTGATAGTAGACCATTTTGTATTAACAACAGAGGAAAAATATTTTCGGAAGATGAACTTAGAGATAAGTGGTCATCTGAAAGTTGGAAAGGAAAATCAACTTCCGATCCATTTATAAGCAGAGGTGGTTATAATTGCCGACACCATCTGCAACCGACTGATCCTAGTTGGTATAATGAAAATGGCGATCTTATAATATAGGAGAATACTACTATGGCTGACGAGCAAAAAACGGAGATTGAGAATACTGAATCTCTAGAAACAAAACAGGAAGTCGAACAACAAGAACCAATGATTGCACAAAGCGAATTGGATAAGATAATTGAGAAACGACTTGCGAGGGAAAGAGCAAAGATTGAAAAGAAATTCAATGGCATTGACCCAGACGAAGCACGAAAACTCTTAGAAGAAAAAGAAGCAAAAGAGTTAGATATGCAAAAACAACGAGGTGAATTTGATAAGGTATTAAAAGAAACAGTATCTAAAAAAGATGCTGTAATATCACAATACCAAGCCGAGTTGCAGAAAGTACGAATTGATGATGCACTGATTAAAGTAGCAAGTGACCAACAAGCTATCAAACCAGAGCAAGTAGTTAATTTGTTAAAAAACAGAGTCCAATTAGGAGACGATGGTAAACCCGAAATCATTGGTGATAATAATACTCCAATGTATAACGATAAAGGAGAGCCATTGAGTATCAAAGAATATGTTGGACAGTTTTTAGATGACAACCCTCATTTCAAAATAGCATCACCTAGTGGTGCTGGAAGTAAATCGAGTGTTGGCGGTGATACACCAAAACCTTTAAACTTGGCGGAACTAAACATGAATAATCCTGAAGATAAAGCCAGATATATGGAATATCGTAAGGAGAAATTCAAAAATTATTAATAACAATTTAACCATATAGGAGAATATTATGGCTGACGAAACAACAACATCGACATTAGATGATTTGATCTCCCCATTGGTTGCGGAGGCTCTATTTGTAGCTTCAGAGCGATCAATAATGAGAGGTCTTGTAAGAAATTACACAATGCCTCAAAATTCAGGCAAGGTACTACAAGTGCCAATTTACCCAACAGTATCGGCTGCGGCTGTTGCAGAAGCAACTGACTTAAGCAATACTGCAATCTCAACTTCAAAGAAAGATCTGACTGTATCAGAAGTAGGAATTATGGCTACTGTTACTGATCTTACTATGAATGTATCTGAGTCAGATGTGGTAAGAGACTTAGGAAAATTATTTGGTGAAGCAATCGCTAAAAAAATTGACCTAGACTTAACTGCATTATTTGGTGGGTTTTCAACTACTGTTGGATCAAACTCAACAGCAATGTCTGCGGCATTGATCTTCCAAGCAGTTGCAAAACTAAGAGCGGCTGGTGTTCCAGGTGATGACCTCGCTTGTGTTATACACCCACAAGTTGCATTTGACTTGAAATCTGGTTTAACAAATACTTTTGCTAACCCTAATCCAGGTGTTGGTAATGAAGCATTGAGAACTGGTTTTGTAGGTCAGATCGCTGGTGTTGATGTATATGAAACATCAAACATAGCTGACGCATCTGGTAATCAGCCAGGAACAACTGGTGATTATAAAGGTGCAGTCTTTCACAGAGACGCACTAGGTTTAGCAATGATGCAAGACCTTAAAATCGAACAACAAAGAGATGCCTCAATCAGAGGTACTGAGTTAGTTGCAACAGCAGTTTATGGTGTTGGTGAACTAATTGATGGACATGGTTGTGAGATCGAAGCTGATTCTTCAATCCAGTAATTTTACTAGATTTTAGATCAACAACAGGGGGGAGAGTACCTTTCCTCTCCCCTCTAACTTTTTAACAGGAATTTTATTATGGCATTTGCAACAAGATCAGATTTAATAGTATATCAGCCAGACATAGGCGATATGGGTTTAACGACAGGCGAACAAGACGCATTTGTTACTCAAGCAATAGCAGATGTACAAAGAGATATTAGAAATAGATGGTGGTCTGTTTATCACAGTAACCAATCAAGAAACAGAAGCTATGCTGGTGGCATAGAGATTAATTTAACTTTACTTACAGACTCACAATGGACTAGATGCACAGTTTATAGAACACTTGGGTATTACATATGCCCAGCATTGACTAAGTTTAATTCAGAAGGAGACGAAGATCGTTTCCAACAAATGGGTACTTATTATCGTACAGCTTATGAAGATGAGTTTTCAGATATTCTTAGAGATGGTATTGAGTATGATGCTGACAATGATAGTTCAATAGCTGATGCCGAGAAGGTTGCAGTACATCAACTTAGATTGGTGAGATAGTGGTTGCAGTAAATATCAATGTTGAAGTTACTGCGGCTCAAGGTGCTTTAAGTCAATTAAAGACAAAGATACCAAACGCAACTAGAAAAGCATTAAATAAAACAGGAATGTTTTTACAAAATGCAATAAAGGATAGAACAAGAAAAGGGAGAGATTTTAAACGTAGATCGTTTAGACCTTACTCTCCCAAGTATGCAAAGCAAAGAGCAAAAGAAGGAAGATCGACAACACCTAATTTATTTAGATCAGGTCAAATGTTAGGTAATATGACATTTAAAACATTTTCTAAGAATAAAGGTCAAATATTCTTTCCTAATAGACAACAAAATTTGAAGGCATTTTATAATGATACTCAAGGTGTTGGTAGTGCAAAAATAAAAAGAGAATTTTTTTCAGTAGGTAAAAAAGAAGAAGAAAAAGCTGTTAAAATATTTACTGATACATTAATGAGAGATTTAAGATTATGAGTGAAAGAGAAGATATAGCGGCTCACATAGTATCAACCTTATCTGCGGTTAGCAGTCCAATAACATTTGGTAAAGTAGAACGCAATCCGTTTGATGCAGAAGAACTTTCACAACAGCAATTTCCAGCAGTATTCGTACAAACTGCTGACGAGACAAGAGAAGATATTACAATCAAAAATACTGGCATAACACGACAAGGTACAATTGATTTTAGAGTATTTGGTTTTGTGACTAATGGTAGTGCAACGACAACTAATATTGATACCAAAAGAAATCAGTTAGTGACAACAGTTGAAACTGCTTTAGATAGTGATAGAACCAGAGGCGGAAACGCACTTGATACCCAAGTGGTTTCTGTTGAAACTGACGAAGGTAGTATATTTCCGTATGGCGGAGTTATTATCACTATTAGATGCTTGTATTCATTTACAAGTGGAACACCATAGGAGAGTTTATGGAAAAAGTTTATTTAATAAAAAATGGAGTAGTAGTTCACACTTCAAATCCAAATTTATTTCTAGCCGATGGTTGGAAACATAAGCATAACAATCCAGAAGCTAAAAAACCAGTAGGGAGAAAATATGGCAAAAAGAAAAAAACTACAAAATAAAGAAGGCGATATCGTTGAGGTCTGGGAAGATCAAGTAGCAGACCTTAAAGAAGCTGGTTGGAAAGACCCAGCAGAAAAAAAGTCTAAAACAAAACCAAAATCATTTAATACAGAAGAAGGAGAAGAATAATGGCTGTACATACAGGAAGTGCTGGTCTAGTAAAGGTTGGCGGAAACACAGTAGCAGAAGTAACAGGATTTACTATTGAAACGACTGCTGATGTAATCGAAACAACTGCACTAGCAAACTCAGCAAAATCATTTGTTGCAAGTAGATCAACATTTACAGCAACGATTGAGTGTCATTTTGACGAAACAGATACAAATGGTCAAAGAACTTTGATCGAAGGTGCATCAGTAAACATATTCCTACACCCAGAAGGTAACGATAGTGGGGATTTTGTACTGCAAGGTGCTTGTATTGTAACTGGTAACTCAACATCAGTAACAATGGACGATACGATTAGACAATCAATATCTGTTCAAGGCACTGGTGGATTAACTAGAACTACAGTATAATTTGACAACTAACGCAAATTAAATTAAAAAAAGACATATGTCATCAATCATCGATAATATGAGAGATCATTGGAACTCTTTAGATTCTAATAACTCTAAGGAAGTTCCTGATTGGGGAACTTTTTACAAACAACCCATGAACTTGAAAGTACAAGGAAAGTTGTTAAAATATATGAAAGATGATCCCGTTGAGGGTTTGGCATATGTCTTAATTCATTTAGCCTTAAATGAAAAAGGCGAAAATATTTTTACATTAGAACATAAACAATTTTTATTGACTAAAGTTGATCCTGAAAGACTATCAGACGTTGCAACTTGGTTGATGCAGACACCTACAAAAAAAGACATTAAAAAAAAATAGATAACGACCACGACTATAATACGATAGTTCAGTTGGCTGATTATCTTAAATTACCTATACATCAAGTTATGGAGTTCTCAGTTGAGGAGTTTATGACTTGGATAATATTTTTACACGAAAAAAGAAAAAAAGAACAACATGAAGCCAATGTTGCAAGAATGAAATCTAAAAGGAGATAAATGACTAAAAATGTAAAGATAACAATAAGTGCAGTTGATAAAACAAAAAAAGCAATTAGCTCTACACAAAAAGGATTATCTACTTTAAAGAAAAGTGTTTTTAATCTTAAAACAGCTTTATTAGGTCTGGGTGCTGGTGCTTTATTAATTAGCATAGCAAGAATCTCTTCAAGGTTTGAAGATTTAAGAGACTCTTTAGCTTCCGTTACTGGTAGTATTGAGAATGGAAAACAAGCATTTAATTTCATATCTGATTTTGCAACTAGAACTCAGTTTGGAGTTGAGGAACTAACAAGAAGTTTTATTACACTTAAAGCGAGTGGTATTGAGCCAACTGAAAAATTACTAAGAGTTTTTACCGATACTGCGGCTGTAACAACAGATCAATTAGGAACATTAGATGCTTTAACTAGAGTATTTTCTAGAGGAGTACAAGGTGGCTTGGGTTTAGAGGAGCTAAACCAAATAGCTGATCGTGGTGTTCCTATTTTTAAAATATTAGAAGAACAATTAGGCATTACAAGACTTGAAATTTCAAAATTTGGTCAATCTACTTCTGGAGCGGCTTTAATTTTAGATGCACTTCAGACTGGTTTAAATAAAGAGTTTGGCGGTGCAACAGAAACAAAATTAGACAATTTAAGCATAGCAACTTCTAACTTGCAAATTGCTTTAGCAACTGCGGCAGATCAATTTGGAGAGGCTGGTTTCACAGGTGCTTTGACAGATGCGGCAGTTAAATTAACTGATTTCATAACTAAAAATGAAGAAGGAATAAAGATAGCTGGTGAATATGCTGGTGAAATAGTTGATAACTTAGCGGAAGCATTTATTACTTTAGGTCAATTTATTGGTCAATCAAGAACAGAATTATTAGAGTTTTTAGATGCTTTAGGATTTGATGTAGAACCTCAAACAATTGAGGATTTTAAAGATGCAATTGCAAGACAAAATGAAGAAGTAGATAAAGCAAGATCAAAATTAGAACTCCATGCAAAATTAACTTCTCTTGCTTTTGCCTCTAATTTGCCAAGTTCAATAAAAGCACAAGAAACGCATACTGCGGCTCTTGTTGAAGCACAAGCTAAATTGACTGAACTTCAAAACAGCTATTTTCACCTAATAAATTTAACTAATACATCGGTTGAGGCTACTACAGCAGAAACAGTTGCAATCATGGAGAATACTGTTGCTGAAGAAGAAAACGCAAAAGCAAAAGGTTTAACTCTTGTACAAATACATAAGGCTAATGAAGCTAGAGAAAGATTTATGGCGAGACAAAAATCTATGACTGACTCAGCCATTGCTCTTAATAAATTAGAAGAAGAAAAGAAACAAGAGGGATTAAAACAAACTGGTCAAGCCCTTAAAGATTTTGCGGCAGAGGGTGCAAAAAGATCTAAAAAAATGTTTAGATTGCAACAAGCAGTTCAGATTGGTGAGGCTATAATGAATACTTATGCTGGTGCAACTAAAGCACTTGCAACCTTACCTCCTCCATTCAGTTTTGCTGTTGCGGCTTTGACTGTGGCTACTGGACTTGCTCAAGTTGCCAATATTAGATCACAACAACCACCAGCACAATTTGGTGGAGTAAGACAAGCAAATTCACCATTTTTAGTTGGAGAAAAAGGTGCAGAGTTATTTACACCAGCCCATGCTGGAACAGTTACACCTAACCATCAGCTTGGAGATGTGATGGGAGCAACACACGTTACTTTTAATATCAACACAGTTGATGCAAAAGGTTTTGGTGCTTTATTAGATACGAGAAAAGCACAGATCGTTAATATGATTAATTCAGCTAGAAATCAGAAAGGACAGAGTAATATTGTATGAGTGGTAGTTTTCCATCTAGCCCAGAGCCATCTAGTATTAATATTAAATCTAACCAGACAACTATGGTTAGTGTTGCAATATCAGGTAGGAGACAAGCTAGACAATTACAAAACCAAAGATGGTCTATGGAAGTTGGTTTCCCACCAATGACAAGATCAGAGTTTGCTCCGATTATGGCTTTTATTGTAAGTCAAAGAGGAAAGAAAGAAAGTTTTCAATTTACTCCAGTAATTGTAGATGATGCTTTAGGGGTAGAAACAGGAACAGTTTTAGTGAACGGAGTTCATGCAGTTGGTGATACGACTATTGCCATGGACGCATTTGCGGCTGACGGATCAGGAAGATTTAAAGCTGGTGATTTTATAAAGTTTGGCGGTCATAATAAAGTTTATATGGTTGTTTCAGATGTGACTTCTTCAAGCAATGCGGCAACAGTAACGATAGAGCCACCATTAACTACTGCTTTGTCTGATGATGACACAGTTGTTTATAATAGTGTTCCATTTACAGTTGCATTAAGCAATGACATTCAAGAGTTTGGAATACCGAGTGATGCTTTTTTTAGATATGAAATGAAGTTTATTGAGGTTATTTAATGTCAAGAGGATTACATTCTGATCTTCAAACGGAACTAGCAACTGACCATTTAGATCAAATACATTTAATACAATTTGAAATAGGCGGAGTTACATATTATAGAACAAGTGCATATTTTGATATTACATACGACAGCAATACTTATACTGCGTCTGCTGATTTGGTAAATATTCCAACAATCACAGAGTCAAGTCAAATATCAACTTCAAATGTTCAATTTACTTTAACTGGAGTAGATCAATCATTTCTTGCCTTGTTTTTATTAAACAATCACATACATAGACCAGTTACAATATTTCGTGCTTACCTAAATGATAGTGGAGCATTAATTAATAACCCTTTTAAAATTTTTCTTGGATATATTTCAAGTTATTCAGTCAATGAAACTTCAACATCAAGTCAATTAGTTGTTGTATGTCAAAATCACTGGGCTAACTTTGAAATGAAAAGAGGAAGAAGAACCAACGACAATTCTCAACAGATACAATTTAGTGGAGATAGATTTTTTGAATTTTCAAATTCATTAATTGTTGATTTAGAATGGGGCAAACAAAATGACAACACCTAAATATAAAGTTATCAAAGCCAAAAAAGAACACATTAAAATACTTCAAGAGTTTGTTGATAAGATGATAAAAAATGCTGATATGGTTTTTCCACCAATTAACATGATGAAAGCAAGTCGTTATGGTGCAAAGATGATTGAAGATGAATGTGTTTTATGTTTGGTACATGAAAAAAAAGTTGTTGGTGCTGTTTGCGGTTCTATTGCTCAATGGTGGTTTGCAGATACAAAAGTTTTAAGTGAAATGGGTTTTTGGATAGAAAAAGAACACAGGAGTATAGAAACAGCAACAATGTTATTAGACGGATTTAAAAAAATAGCTGATAAAAATGCAGTGCCTTGTATGTTAAACACATTAGATGGTAGAGAAATACCAGCAAGAGAAAAATTATTTTCTGATTGTGGATTTCGCAGAGTAGGTCACAAATATGGATATGGTTTATAATGTGTGATGAAATTACTGATCCAATTGAAGATATTGTTGATGATATAGAGGATATATTTGATGATGCAATTGACTTTGTAGAAGATGTAATTGATGATGCTTTAGATTTTCTATTTGGTTGGTTGATACCTGATATGCCTGATATGCCCAACCTTGATGCTCTGTTGGCTGGTGATGGAATATTAGTAAACAAAAGAAACTCAGATACTGCTTTACCAGTTATTTATGGAACTCGTAAGGTAGGTGGTAATATAGTCTGGTTAGCAACTTCAACAGATAATCAGTTTTTATATGTAATATTAGCTCTTTGTGAAGGGCAAGTTGCAAGATTTACAGAATTATTTATTGATGATGAACTCTATGCTACATTTACTGGATCAGACTCAACATTTGGAACAAAAACTTTAATTGAAAGTATGTCTCTTAATGGTCTAAGCACAACCGCTCCTACTAACACTTCTAATCTTTCTATTGAAACTTCACACCCAGCTTATCAAGGAACTGAAGAAATTGATGGAAATGAAACTATTCACTATTTAACAAACTTTCAATTTTTTAATGGTACTGATGAAGGTCATCGATACGGAGTGGGGTCTAATTCTTTCACCTCTCCTACTTCTTTAAGTTCTTTAGGTTGGACTGACAACCACAGAGGTAAGGGAATATGTCATGCCGCTTTTAGGTTTAAATATAATTCAGATGCTTTTAACAGAATACCAAAGATTAATTTTGTTATAAGAGGTAAAATAGTAAATACAAATTTAAGTGGAACTTCAATGGCATTTTCTGCAAATCCAGCTTTGTGTTTACATGATTATTTAATCTCTACAAGATATGGAAAAGGTTTATCTGCAAGTGATATAGATACGACAGCTTTCACTGCGGCTCAAGGAGTTTGCAATACAAGTGTTACAACTCATAGTGGAGGTAGTTCAACAAAATTATTTGAGTGTCATGTTGCTTTAGGAAATAAAACTAAATTAATTGATAATGTAAAAACTTTGATTTCGTCAATGAGAGGTTTCTTTACTTACTCAGGAGGTCTCTACACTTTAAAAATTGAAGGAACTGGATCATCTGTTTTAACCATAACAGAAGATATGATGATAGGTGGTATAAAAATTATCGGTGAAGAAAAAGCAAAAAAATACAATAGAATTATTGCTCGATTTGACAATGAGGAAAAAGCATATCAAAAAGATGAAATAATATACCCACCGATTGATGAAACAAATGTAGGCAGTGATTTTAAATATGCCACAATGTTAGCATCTGACAACAACGAAGAATTGCATTTTGATATGAGTTTACCAGCAACGACAAGTCCATATCAAGCTGAAGATTTAGCTGAACTTGCATTAAAAAGATCACGAACTGGATTGAGAATAGCTTTGAAAACTACATCTGAGGCATTAAATTTAATAGTTGGTGATATATTTGCAGTTACACATACAGGCTTTGGTTTTAGTTCAAAGTTATTTATTTGCAATGGTTTGACATTAGATAAGTCAGGTTTTGTTGCTGTGAAAGGTTTGGAATATGATGCTTCTGTTTATACATATAATACAAAAATAAAAACATCAGATGCCCCAACGACTTTTTTACCTAATCCAAAAGTTGTCAATGCACCAACGATTACTTCAATCACAGATGAATTAGTAAATATCACAGAGGGAAATATCAATGTTATAATGACTGTAACATTAAGAGGAACACCAGATTTTTTTGTTGATAAATTTGAGGTCGTATATAAGAAATCAACGGAGACAATTTATAAAACTTCTGGTATATCAAGTGCTACAGTTAGACAGATTGCAGTTGAAAGTGGAGCAACATATAACGTAAGAGCAAGAGCGATCAACTCTCTAG